AACAGATTGCAATTACCATTGAGACTCTTGAATGGCTTAAAACACAGAATCCAGTTATGGGCTCTGCTCATGAGTCAAAGGATATATCCAGAATATGTACCCTATCTGTTGGAGACTTTGAAAAAAATGAAGAAAAGTTACTCTTTTTGCTTGACAACATTACTGAGGTATGTTATCTTTATAGTGTAAGCAAAAAACATTTGGAGAACAACAAAGACATGCTGAATATAATTAAGGAAAGAATATTAAAAGATGAAGAAAAAAATATTACCTCTTCTTTTTCTATCTACCCTTCTGAACATAACCAGTCATTCTTTTATTCTTTAAAACTTACACATCATATTCAAGAAAAAAAATAAAAAAGTTCTTGACAATCTAAACAATATATGATATAATGTATATAACAACGGAGAAAAATGATGAATATAGAACAGATTAAAAATTTAATAAGTGAAGGAATCACCTTCAGCAGTCCTCAAATTGCTGAAATGGTGGATACCTTTAAAAACCTCTGCGACCAAATGACCCCAGATGGCGATGAGAGTGCTATGGAGATTTGGACACTTATTGGCAGAGCTAAAAACCCAGAAAATATAACGAATTTTCACTCAGCTAGATCTACCTGTGGTAAGGGAGTAAATCTGCTGTTGGCAAAGATGATGTTTCGACGCAGAGAACGAAAAAATAAAAAAACTTCTTGACAACCACAAGTAAACAGGTTAAGTTATATATGTAAGCAAGAAAAGCTTCTCAAAAAATTACAAACCACTGAGAAAAAAAACTTTAACTTTTTTCTTGACAACTTATAACTAATAGGTTATATTATATAAGTAAGCACAAAACTTGTAACGAGTTGCGTCATTGGTGACCATCATCACAAACTTCTGGTCACAATCTATTCATCCACTACAAGAAAATACACTTACTTAAGACATTAACATTATGGAGGAAATATGTCTAATTATACACAATACACTGGTACTTTTACAAAAGCTGATGGTTCTACTCGAACAATGAGTTTCATTAAAACTAGTGATCTACCTCGCACTCATTTCTCTACTAATCAAATTAAGGGAAATACATCTCGCGATGGTAAAACTGAAGTCGTCTATGATACACAACTTCGTGATTTTCGACGATTTAATAAATCAACCCAAGTCGGTACTTTAACTGAACAAAAAGTCAACTATTCATTTGACAGTTAATCGATAATAGGTTATATTAATTTAGCGGGGGGATCAAATCCCCTCGACTTTAGTCCCCAAAGACAAAAAACTTAGCTAACAAAAGGAGAAAAAAATGGCTATAAATTTAGATCTAATGAGAAAGAAACTAGGAGTTTCTAAAAATAACGGTAAAGCTGAAGACAATACCAAGTGGCGCCCATCTGAAGGCGACCAAACAGTCCGGCTGCTTCCAGCAGCGGACGGAGATCCTTTCAAAGAATTTCATTTCCACTATAATGTTGGTAGAAATCCCGGAATTCTTTGCCCTAAACGCAATCATGGTGAAGATTGCCCAATCTGCGACTTTGCATCAAAACTTTGGCGTGAAGGAGTAGAACGTAATGATGATACCTCAAAGCGAGAGGCTAAAAAGCTATTTGCTCGAAAACGATACTATTCTCCTATTATAGTTCGTAGTGAAGAAAGCAAAGGTGTAAGAGTTTGGGCTTACGGCAAAACTGCTTATGAGACCCTTCTATCCTATGTCCTTGATCCAGACTATGGTGATCTTACACATCCTGAGACCGGTACTGATATTGTATTAACATACACAGTTCCCGGAACTCCCGGATCATTTCCTAAGACGGCACTTAAGCCTCGTCGTAGACCTTCTGTATTATGTGATGATAATGTAGCTGACTGTGATGAATTAATAAGCTCGATTCCTGAGATTGAGACCCTGTTCCAGCGACACAGTACCTCCGATGTACAAGCTTTGCTGGACGAATACCTGTCCTCCGATGTTACCTCCGAGGGTTTCTCCAAAGAGTCTGAGCGCTACAATAGTAAGAAGTCTGTCGATGGCGCTTTGAAGCAATTCTTAAATCAGGATAGTTAAAGCTGTCGAGTGTGGGCCCCGCACTTAAAATAGGGGCATCTTTTTAATAATAGGAGTAAATATGACAAAAGGATTTGATATTACAACACACAGCGCAGAAGCAGTAGCGAATGTTATCAATAGTTTAGGTGTTGGTATTCCGATGGCTCTAACTCTTAGAGAGCTTGTGATCAATGGTATAGAGGCGTGTCTAAGAAATAAGAATGAGGAAGAAAAAGTTGTATATGTTTGTAAAGATCATATATATTCGGATAAGCTATCTGTTGTTAATGTGGGTGGAGACTATTTGTCTGAAAAAAGAATGATAGAAAACCTAGCAACAATTGGAAATTCCGGAAACTCATTTACAAAAGGTGGAAAAGTTATTTTAGATAAAAATAAAGGTATTGGCGCAAAGGTCGCATACCTACCACAGGCCAAAAGAGGACTAGAATACAGAAGCGTTAGAGCGAATCATGATCATGGCATCATGACACAGATGCGTCAAGATGAAAATCGTGCTGTATACACATTGCCTCCGTTTGAGTGCCCTATGACTGGTGAAATAACAGCATTTCCGGTACATGACACATTCTCGGGACTTGCAAAGAGTAAAAGCACTGTAACTGAAGTTGTTTGTATGGGTAACCACCCATCAGAAGATACATGGTTGGCATTTGATTTTAGGTGTGGAAAGAGAAAAGGAGAAGGAGACGGTGGCACAGGGTATGGAAACTTTCGCTATCTCACACATCGTCTCTGGCTAGAACCAGAAGTAGAAACAAAGGTGGCTATTTACTATAAAAAAACCGGAGAATTTAAGACTTGGAAGATTGTTCACGGATTAAAGGACTTTATGAAAAACAAAACCAAAATTGGCGGAGTAGTTGATGTTAGCGTCAATGGCTTAGAGGCAAAAGCACACTGGTGTGTTCTACCTTCATACGGTGAACCCGTGTACAGTTCGAACTGGGCAGCATCCGGCAAAACGGCCTTTGCATGGAAAGGTGAAACCTATTCAGATTTCATCCAACATCACCTTTCCAAAAAGAAAGATCTTAATCAGAGTGGTATTATTGTTAACTATGATAAAGTTATGATTATTTTTGAGTTTGATCCTAGTGTACAATTAAAAACAGATGCCGGCAGGACTCATTTGTATTATAATAATGCGGAAATTGACAAGGGTTTGTTCCATGAGCAATTCAGACTCAATATGCCAAAAGAGTTAAAAGACTGGCAAGAAGAAAATCAGTCTAAATCTGAAGGCGATGAAGATATAAAAAAACATATCAACAACCTACTAAAACAATGCTACTATGGTTCTCAAAAATCAAAGACCAATAACGGGGTTCCACCTGCCAAACCACCCCCAAATACCCAACAACAAAAGACTGGTAATAAGCGTCAACCAAGAACAAAATCCGGGAAACCTCAAGTTGTAACTAGAATCAGTTATATCAATAAATTAAGAACAATGAGGTCACCAGAGATAACATTCTTAGACGAACCCAACACTCCGCTTGTCGAATTGCATTGTAACGGGTCCCAATTTGAACTTTGTGTGAACATAGGTTCATCTGTATTCACACACAGACTTGAAAAACTAGAGAAAGTGTTTGGTGATGTATGTTTAGTGAAAGATTATATCAAGCACCTTGTTAAACAAGAGATTTCAACAGCAGCAGTTTTAAGAATTTTTGATATATATATTTCTCACAATAACCTTTCTATAGAAGAAAAGAAAACTTTTTGGAAGCCAAAGTGTTTAGAATCTTGTTGGACTGTGCAGACTGAAGATCTTATTATAAAGAAAACAAAAAAGAAGAATAAGCAAGTTGTTTTATTAAATTCAAACATAAACGTTGCTATATAACACAAAGGAGAAACAATGGGAGCAGTAATAAAAATGAGTGAAAAGAAAACAGGAAAAATTAACGTTGCTGAATTAGCAAAAAAGATCAATAAGAAGATGGGAATTGAGGTTGCTCATGACCTTTCTCAATCAGATCCGGTATCCGTAAAGGATTGGATTCCAACCGGATCAAAGTGGCTTGACTTAATCATAAGACCGGGCCAAGAAGCAGGAATCCCTGTCGGAAAGATCACCGAATTAGCTGGCTTGTCTGGTTCTGGTAAGTCTTTCATGGCAGCACAAATTGCAGCAAATGCTCAAAAGAAAGGAATGTTTGTTGTTTATTTTGATGCAGAAAACGCTTTGGACTCTGAGTTCTTAGTTAAGGCTGGTTGTTCAAAAGACCAACTGCTGTATCAGCAAGCCATTAGTGTTGAGAATGTATTGAATACGATGGAATATGTCATGAACGAATACAGCGGTGCTCGTGTTTTGTTTATTTGGGATAGCGTTGCCGCTACTCCCTCGGAAAAAGATTTAGAAGGTGATTTCAACCCTCAATCTTCAATGGCCGTTAAGCCAAGAATTTTTTCGAAAGCATTTCCCAAACTTACAATTCCATTAGGTAATACAGAATCAACTCTTCTTTTAATTAACCAACTTAAAACTAACATTTCATCAAATCCGATGATGTCCAAGATTGAGCCTTGGATTGCCCCCGGAGGAAAAGCTATTGAATATTTTAGCTCACTTCGCATTTGGCTTACAAGGCGCAAAGCAAAAGCGTCATTTGCTATTGATGAGGATGGAGTTAGGGTTGGTTCTCATGTCCGGTGCTTTCTTAAGAAGTCACGTTTTGGTTCTGAGGGGCGAGATTGTGAGTTTAAGATAATGTGGGGTTCTGATGTCCGAATACAGGATGAAGAATCTTGGTTAGAGATCCTTAAACGCTCAAGAACGCCCAATTTAACCCTTTCTGGTGCTTGGTATACCCTTACATCAAAAGAGGGAAAATCCTTTAAATTCCAGTCAAAACAGTGGATTGAGAAGCTAAAAGACGAGGAATTTAGAAAAGCGGTCATTGCTCTTTTACAAGAGGTAATGGTCGAGAAATACAAATCATAGTTTTTGTTTGGCGTAGTTGTTCTCCTTTAGCCCTCGGTTGAAAAATCGGGGGCTTTTTTCTTGACAAGAGGAGAACAATATGATATAATATAATAGGAGACAATATGAGACCAACAACACCAATAACAGACCAGAAAAGAGTAATAATAATTGATGCACTTAATATGTTTTTAAGATCATATACAATTATTCCAAGCATGAATCCGCAAGGTTTGCCCAATGGAGGAACGATAGGCTTTCTTAAATCACTACAAGTTCTTTGTCGTGAAATAAGGCCCCATGAAGTTATTATTTGTTGGGATGGCCACGGTGGATCAGAAAAAAGAAGACAAATGAATAAAGAATATAAACAGGGAAGGAGACCAGTAAGATTCAATCGAAGAATGATTGATTTACCCGAAGACCAAGTAAAGAAGAACAGATCAGACCAACAGTTAAGATTACATGAATATCTGAATCATATGCCTGTAATTCAGCTTATGCTTGATTTTGTTGAAGCAGATGATATAATCGCATACATCACTCAGCATGATAGGTATGAGAATTGGCAAAAAATAGTTGTATCATCAGACAAAGATTTCTTTCAGTTATGCGGAAATGAAGATGTTTATATATGGAGGCCAATACAAAAGGAAATTATAACAAGAGCAATATTAGTGCATAAATTTGGTATTCATCCAAATAATTATGCTTTAGCAAGAGCAATCGATGGAGACAAATCAGACAATTTAGAAGGCGTTCCGAGGATTGGAATGAAAACAATTAAAACAAATTTTCCAATTTTAGAAAACGAAAAACAGCTTACATGTGACGAGCTTTTTGTTTATTGTAAGATGCAAGTAAAACAAAAAAGTTGCCATAAAAAGTTGCTAGAATATCAAGAACGTGTTAAGCTAAATTATAAGATAATGCAACTATATGAATCAAATATATCATTTAATGGGAGGAGTGGTATTAATTTTACGCTAGACAACTTTGAATATGGGTTTGATAAGTTGGAAATACAAAAAATGCTTATAGTAGATGGACAAGGACAGTTAAATTTATCTGATTTATGGGTTGCTTTTAAAAATTTAAAATAGTAATTAAACAACGGAGGACACAATGCAATTTAAACAAGAAACATTTCAAAAGTTCGGAAAGAGCTTTCAAGAGGATCTATGTCATATGATGTTACAGGATAGAACTTTCTGCGATCAGATAAGTGAAGTGCTGGACATAGAATTCATCCAATATGAACATCTTCGCATCTTTACAACCATGTTGTTGGAATATCGAAGCAAATATCGTAAGCACCCATCTTATGAAACAATGGCAACAATAGTAACATCAGAAGTGGGAAAATATACAGAGGCCCTAAAAAAACAAGTAACACAATTTTATTCTAGGGTTATTAATAATAGCGAAATAGAGAGCGCAGAGTTTATCAAAGATCATGCAATTGATTTTTGTAGAAAACAAGTACTTAAAAAAGCAATGATACAGTCAGTCAAATTGCTGAAATCTTCTTCATTTGAAGAAATACAAAAAGTTATTGAAGACGCGATGAAATTAGGAACCAATGTTGATTTTGGTCATGATTATCATATGGACATTGATAAAAGATACAGAATTAAAGTACGCAATCCAATAACTACTGGCTGGGCTAGATTTGATGAAATTACTCAAGGAGGTTTCGGACAATCAGAGCTTGGTGTTGTTATTGCCCCAACTGGTGCAGGTAAATCTATGGCACTTGTACATATTGGCGCCACTGCTCTCAAAGAGAAAAAAACAGTAATATATTATACACTGGAACTGGCAGAAACAGTAGTTGGGCAACGTTTTGATTCGTGTGTTACTGGAATCAAGCTAAATGATTTGTTGAAGAATAAACATAATGTTGCCAATAAAATAAAAGAAATAGATGGTCATCTAATTATTAAAGAGTATCCAAGCAAGTCAGCTTCCACGCAAACAATCAGAAGCCACATTGAACGGCTCAAGAAGCGTGGCACAAATCCCGATATGATTATTGTTGATTATGCTGACTTATTAAAACCAGTTAGATCACAAGGTGAGAAGAGGCATGAGTTGGAAAGCATTTATGAAGAGCTAAGAGGGATAGCACAGCGTGAAAAATGTACAGTTATAACTGCAAGCCAAACCAACCGTGGTGGCCTTAATGCCGAAGTTATTACTATGGAATCTATCTCAGAGGCCTTTAGCAAATGCTTTGTAGCTGATTTTATCTTCTCTTTATCAAGAACCCCAAAAGACAAACAGGCCAACACTGGCCGTGTCTTTATAGCGAAAAACAGAAACGGTCCTGATGGATTAGTTTTCCCTATTTTCGCAGATTGGTCTAATGTTAGCATGAAGATTTTAGACAAGACTGACAATGAAGAAGACAAACCTAAGATGTCATCAAAAGATAACTTAAGATTTTTAAAAGAAAAATACAATCAAACAAGAGCAAAATAGGAGTGACAAAATGAGTGTAGCAAACAAGATCTTATCAGATATAACCGTACATATGAAGTACGCCAGATACAAACCAGAAGAAAACAGAAGAGAGAATTGGCAGGAGTTAGTAACAAGGAACAAATTGATGCACATCAAAAAATTTCCCGGACTAGTTTCTGAGATTGAGGAAGCATATCGGTTTGTTTATAACAAGAAGGTTCTCCCTTCAATGCGTTCAATGCAATTTGCCGGCAAACCCATTGAAATAAGCCCAAACAGAATTTTTAATTGTGCTTATGCTCCAATCGACGATTATCGTGTGTTTGGAGAGATAATGTTGCTTTTATTAGGAGGCACAGGAGTTGGATACTCAGTTCAGAGACATCACGTTGAAAAGTTACCAAGCATTCTAAAACCCAATCTTAAGAGAACCAGAAGGTTCCTTATTGGAGACTCTATTGAAGGTTGGTCTGATGCTGTATCTGCTCTTATGAAATCTTATTTCAAGGGCACATCTAAGCTTAGATTTGATTTTTCTGACATTAGAGCCAAAGGCGAAAGGCTTGTTACTAGCGGAGGCAAAGCACCCGGGCCACAACCACTCAAAGAGTGTTTAATAAAGGTAGAAGGTATTCTTGATCATAAAGAGAGTGGAGATAAACTAACAACAATTGAAGTGCATGATATTATCTGTCATATTGCTGATGCTGTATTGGCTGGTGGTATTCGCCGTGCTGCTCTTATTTCCTTGTTCTCCATTGATGACGAAGAAATGCTAGCTGCAAAAACAGGTAACTGGTGGGAACAAAACCCACAACGAGGTCGAGCCAATAATTCTGTGGTCATAATGAGACACAGAATAAAGAAGGAAGACTTTCTTAAATTATGGGAAAGGGTGAAGGCTTCTGGTGCTGGAGAGCCCGGCTTCTACTTTACTAATGATAAAGAGTATGGCTGTAATCCATGTTGTGAAATCAGCCTCCGACCATATCAGTTTTGTAATTTAACAGAGATCAATGTTAGCGATATCAAAACACAAGAAGAGTATGAATCAAGAGCAAGAGCAGCTTCTCTCATAGGCACCCTACAAGCCTCATATACAGACTTTCATTACTTGAGACCAGTATGGCAGCGTAACACTGAAAAAGACTATTTAATAGGCGTTTCTATGACAGGAATAGCCTCCGGAAAGGTGCTTGAGTTGGATATGAAATCAGCCGCTGTTGCAGTTAAAGAAGAAAATGCAAAGATAGCAAAATTGATAGGTATCGAACCAGCTTCTCGATGCACAACAACAAAACCAGCAGGAACAACTTCTCTTGTTCTTGGTACTTCAAGTGGAATTCACGCTTGGCACAATGATTATTACATTCGCAGAGTAAGGGTTGGAAAAAATGAAGCAATCTATTCTTATTTAGCCGCCAATCACCCAGAATTGGTCGAAAATGAGTTCTTTAGGCCACATGACACCGCTGTTATATCCGTTCCACAAAAGTCTCCAAATGGGGCAATTACGAGAGCGGAATCGGCATTGAATCTTTTGGAGCGTGTAAAAAGAGTGGCAACAGAATGGGTTGTTAGCGGACACAGAAAAGGACAAAATACAAACAATGTATCTGCCACAATTACTGTCAAGCCAAATGAATGGGAAGCTGTTAGAGAGTGGATGTGGAACAATAGAAAACACTATAATGGTCTTTCAATCTTGCCATTTTCAGATCATACTTACAAACAGGCACCCTTTGAAGATTGTGTCGAAGAAAATTATGACGAAATGATGAAATCATTAGTTAATATTGATTTAGACCAAGTATCGGAAAAAGAAGATAATACGGATTTGTCTGGTGAGATAGCATGCGCAGGTGGAGCTTGTGAAATAGCATTTTAGATTCTAGTTATTATGGGGTTTAAAATGAATGACAACGATGAACCACACAAAGTAACAGACAGTGAACCAGCCGGTAAAGCAACCTCAACTTATACTAGTACAATACGTCATAAGAGAAGAAAATTAATCATTTCCGTTGATTTTGATGATTCTCAAAAGGAATTTGATTTATGGGATTATATACACGATTTAAGACTAGACGGGGCAACAGACATAGAATTCGACACAACTCCTGACTACAAAAATAGAATTCAATATTACGAAATAACAACAGACAGAACAACCATTAACCGGATTAGAATATGGTTAATGAAAAATAAATTCAGATATAAACTTGACAAATAGTGAAATGTGTGTTATAATATATTTGTAAGTATTTATTCGCTTTAGCTTTTATAGGAGGAAAAATGAAAGCATACTTTGAACCATTCAATAGACATTTGGTTGTAGATGTTATTGATGAATCACAAGATAAAAAGAGTAGCTCTGTGGTGCTACCAACAGATTATAAAAAACCACAGAGTCCACATGTCAAGGCATTAGTATTGGAGGTTGCCAATGACTCAAAATACTATGGAAAATTATCAACTAATGACATTATTCTTTTAGATAGATGCATGTTAAACAAAATTGATATTAACGGATATTCTTTCTATTTAGTATTAGAAAATTACATTTATGGGAGAATTAATAATGAAATTAACAAAGCAACTTCTTAAGGAATTAGTTAAAGAGGTCATTTCAGAAAATAATAAAAAGTCTTGGCTTTTGACTGAAATGGAAGGCGGCGGGGAATTTGAAGGCGCCTACAGACAGATGATCGAACCGGGAGGACCAGCACAGTTCTGTTTCATTACTGCACACAATCCTCCCGGAAAAAGCAAACATGGTAAGGGTTTTGGCTACGGCAATGTAGCCAAACAAGAAGAGTTTTTAAAAGACTTAAATTCTTTAGGGTATAGTAATTACGTAACCGGAGAAGGTGTGTATGGCGGCAAACCAGAGGAAAGCGTGATGGTTTTTAGCAATAGCAATGAAGTTAATAATAAATTTAAATTGGATATGATAAGGTTGGGTAAAAGGTATCTTCAAGATGCGATTGTTTATGCTGAAAAATATACGGGAGCAACAATCGACTATAGCGCCGGAGAACAACCGGTTGATGTGGACACTGGTGAGCCAATGTCGCAAGCTGCTGGTATACAAGGCCAAGAGGGTCCAAGGGTTTTTTGGAGGATGATGATGATGATGTTAGAACCACACAAGACAGGCAGAGATGCCATGGAGCCATCCCATCCCGATTCTTATCGTATTGATAAACAATCCAATCTTCTTCTAACCGGAAACGCAATTCAGGCGAAAAAAGATTTTTATACCATTATGAAGGGAATGGATGGCAAAGCTAGAAAATCTTATATTCCTTTTTATGATGACGAGAGAGAGGAAGACATTATGAATCCATACCCTGTGAGAGAATAAATGACATATGCAAAGTCAATTAAAATATATGATGATGATGTTGGTTGCGTGGACTACGTTAATCACATGGGCAGTGACCTTACCGTTGTCAATAGCGCTCGTGTCAGTTTCGGCACTGAAAAGTCTGAACTGGATGATAAAGACAGAAAGCTTATCAAGTATCTTATCAGGAATAAACATACTTCAACCTTGGAGCATAACGTTGTTACTTTTAAATTTACTGTGCCTCTTTTTGTTCGTTCTCAGCATCACCGCCATAGGACGTGGAGCTACAACGAAATCTCAAGGAGATACACAGACAAAGGCATGAAATTTTATGTTCCGGCTGGCTTTAGAACACAACACAAGTCTAATCGCCAAGCTTCAAACCCTAATGAGCTTATAAATCCCCATATGTACCCCAGAGAACAATACAATATTATTCCTCCTAGTAACTCCACCGCCAGAGATTATATGCAGAATCATATTTTAACTTCTTTAGAATATTATAAAAGAATGATAGAGATTGGAATCTGTCGAGAGCAAGCAAGAATGATTCTACCACAAAATCTATATACAGAGTATTATGGTACTGTTAATCTTAATAACCTTCTTAAGTTTATTGATCTTCGTACACATGAAGGCGCTCAGTGGGAAATACAGAAAGCAGCCGAAGCTTGTCTCGCAATCGCGACAGACTTATGGCCATGTGCAGTTAATTCCTATAGGGAACTTCGAGGTGTCACATAAATTCAAGCCGGGAGATTTAATAGTCCTTAATGACTATGGAATTTTCATAGCTGAATTTTACGAACAAAAAGTAGGAATAATAATAAGCAAGCCATATAATATCGTACCACTAGCAGAAAATGAGATGAACTCCTTCTATATTGTGTACGATATTTTATTAGATGGAGAACTACTTAAAATGGTACCACAGGAATTTATGGAGCCTTATAAAAAACATGAAAAAGATTCTAAATGAATGGCGAACTTTCTTAAGTGAAACTGACCCAAAACACCCACCCAAATTAAATCCAAGCAATCCATATGATAGGTCTAAGACTGTCCATGTGCAATCAGCAACTAAAGGAGGTTTGGAGTTAATAAGAACCTTGATAACTCAATATTTGACAATGATGGCAAGCTATGATGTTGGCCATGAAAAGAACTTTGAAGGAGTTATACATTACATAGAGCAATTAGGGGAACCTCTTCGTAATAAAGTATCTGAAGACATAAAGATATTAAAATTTATATATTCCAGAAGCAACAGAACAGATTATCAGCCCAAAGCAGGTCGCATAACAGTTTTTAATGACACTCGGGCCGTTAGTCCTGATACCAAAATAGACAACATTATGACACATCTGGGAATTCAACCACTGACCGGGGAACCGGACACAAGCAGAATAGAAGAAGTTTTTAAATTTTATGTTATGCCAAAGAACTTTGATTCAATCTACGGAGAACCGGAAGAATTGCCACCTCCAACAACTTCAAGTCGTTTTTCTAATATGCCATCAGCCGATGAATTGGCTCGCAGAAACTATGAATTATGGCTTAAGAACAAGAGGAATAAATGATTAATGAGTATCATTTTGATAAATTAGTTATTGGTGGTTCGTTAGAAAGTCTATTATATTCATTTATTAATGATGCAAAGATATTGATTTTGGAACCTTTATATCCAATCGAGGTCTTTAGTCTTCCATACAAACCATCATTGCGTTTACTTGGATATAACAAAAACGAAACAATAATGTTATCGGAGTTGTGGGATCGCATAACATTTGTGTTATCAATGATTGGGTCAATCGTATCTCCAAACATCATAACATCCCACAGAGAAAAGGACAACAAGATTATAACAGTAACACAACGTAACAAAAGAGTTACGTATGGTGCCGAGGAACTGGTGTATTTTGATAAAATTGACAAGAACAATGTTACCATGCTTGATTGGTTCAACGTGAGATCAGGCAACAACCATCCCCACAAAGTCATCGAGGATGAAGAAAATACATTTATAAATAAAATATGTTTTTATCGTTCTTTACGGCTTGGCAACAATTCCAACATGCGAGACATATTGGCATTATCTAAATTTACCATCAAAGAATCTAAAATGGTTGACCATTCAGAAGGTATAGCAAGGCTTAAAGTATTGCAAATGATGAAAGATAAAGACATTAAAGGGCAAAGCAATGGGTATGGCAAAGGCGGAAGAAGACACCACTATGCTTTAAAGGTAGAACACACCTATAGAGAAAATAGAAAAAAGTATACACCACTACATTTATTAGAAGACTTATTAAAACAAGAACCAGAAAAGGAAGAACAATGGAATATAACGAAAAAACTTTTTCGTCACAAACAAATTACCACCTTGCGGGAATCATTCCAATTGCCGGCCAGCCTTTAGATTTTGGTATGCCTTATCCTGCCTCCCTCCTACCCGTAGGTACGGACTACACAATGATAGAAGCAGCGGTGATAGAAGCAGCCCATGCTGGCTGTAACACAATTTGGATTGTGTGCAATGATGATATATCTCCTATTATAAGGCATCGTATTGGTGACTTCATTCAAGATCCGTTGCATTTTTATAATAAATACGAGAATAGAATGAAAGACCGCAGAATAAGAATACCAATCTTCTGGGTACCAGTTCACCCTAAAGACAGAGATAAAAGAGATTGTTTGTCTTGGTCTGTAATACATGGAGCATTAACAGCGCTCAAAGTATCAGATAGAATTTCAAAATGGTTTATACCTGACAAGTATTATGTTTCGTTTCCTTATGGCATCTTTGATCCAAGACCAATAAACAAACTAAGAAAACAAATAAAGACTAAAAAGAATTTT